GCAATTCCCTTTTGAACTCTTTTTCTAATTAACTTAGTAGTTTCTTCTTGACTTAAATTTTTTAATTCAGCCTCACTCCTTGCACTATTAATATCTGCTTGCTGAAATTGATTTAAATCCTTATTAATAGGTAATCCATATTGATTTATTGCTACTCCCGTTGCTGGTTTGGCAGATTCTTCTGCTATTATTTTATCAACTGGTTTACTTACCTTCTTATCACCATCAGGAGGAGTTGGTTTAGCATTACCATCATAATCTTCATTTCCTTCCGAATATCCACTAACACATACACTCTTTCCCGAAGTTGTATTCGTAACTCTATTATCACCAATCGTAGTTGCTAATTCAGTTTGGGCATTATTTCCCAATACTCCCATAATAACTGGTTGTTCTTCATTTACACCATCTAAAAAGAATCCAAAGACAATATTACCTTGTCTGATCATTGGGGTTTGACCAGAGTTCTGTAAATATGCTCCCGCTGTTGTGGGATACATTACTTGAGCCCAAGGTAAATTTTCAGATTTTATAACTTCTTCACCTAAATCATGAAGTCCGAAAATCCTTACCTTATACCTATATGCCCAACCCCTAATTGTTTCAGGGGATTTGAATTTACCAGGTATTATATTATCACGCCAATAAGAATCGTCAGCAACCTGCCCCAGCCACCAACGAAAATCTTGGCCGATAAACCCTAAATTAAATCCTCCTCCTTCTGACATGTTTTAATCGTCGTATACCCTACACTCAAATGAGTCAGGATGATTATCACAATACACTTCTAAGTGCTTATCCTCATGGCGTGTGTGCCAATCATTTATTTTACCATCATTAGGTTCTACTTCCTCCTCTGTGTGATTATGAAATGCATCATTGTGCATCTTTAGATCTTCTTCAGAGTATTCAATCATACCATGATTAATATGTTCTTTATGATCCTTTGGATCAATGTAAACTTCATGATTTAGATCGTGTTCTGGAGTGTTAGTTGTCATAAAAGTAATCCCTTACGTTGGTATTTATTCTTTTGGACTGGGACTTCCGACCCTACCAAATGAATCTCTAGTTAGCACTAATTTAGTGTAAGTTTCTTTCGCAGTAATAAAATGGCATAAATCTGTTATAAGATATAAACCACCATCCTCTTTATTTACTTCATCAGAACAGGCTTTATTTTGAGTGGTTCCTGATTCAGGAATATCCATAAAGACTGTATCTCCTGCATGTAAAGAGAAATTACCAGGTATAACAATAGTTATCTGAGATGCGAATACTTGATTATAACGCCTTATTGACTGATTGAAAACCTTACTGTAGTCAAAGTTTATTTTCTTTGCCTTATCAAGTTGATCACTAATTGGTCCATAATTAAGTTGCCCTGTTGATATAGCATTCCAAGTTGTTCTAGTAAATCCAGTATCAGCCTCATCACTATCAAATGCTGTATTTAATTTGGGTAAACTATCTCCAGCAAGTTTTAAATTACCATCATCGACTTTTTGCTTTCCTTCCTCTCCTAAAGCATTTTCTGATACACTTTCCCAAGTACCTTTAAAAGGATCTAATAAAAAACTACGAGTGGAATATGCACCCATTTGTTTTTTTCTTTGAACATTGATACGATTATCCATATCTAATGACAATGCTTTTACATCATATCCAGCAGGAGGTTCTGGATTTGCACTTTCATTATAAATGATGGATAATTTTTGTTTACCAGTCAACAAAGTATCAATCGATTTGAAATGAAATCCATTAGCAGTTTCCCAAAAGAAATAACCTGCTGTGTTTCCTTCTCCTTCAATTTTAGAAGAAACTGCTTTCTTTGCTAGATCATTTAAAATAAAAAATGCTTTCTTATTTTTACCAATAAAATCTAAAGGTTTTTTAGTTTCTTCAATATCCAAATCTTTTTCTGTTTTTAAATTATCTTCTAATATAGTCTTAACATGATCAGAAACTTGTCCAGAAAAACAAGTTCTAACTCTTGACCATCCCTGTTCATTGTCAAGATATTCTTTTGATGCCAAATTAAGTTCATAAGCTTTATTGGTAGTCTCTCCTAGTGTTGGAATAGAAGTTATTTTATTAATAAAGAGAGGATTATTATTATCAAGACTAAAATCAAGAGCATTTCCTTGATTATCTTCAATCTTTAAAGTTACTTGCTCTTCACCAATAATTGGCAATCCTTCAACAACACCAACCTTTCCTCCAACACCAATACCAAAGATCTTTTTCTTCTTAGGAAGAGTATTACCAGTATCTGTAAAAACCACTGATACTCTAATACTATCTTGAAGAATACTTTCCCAGTATTGTAGACGAACTGTTCCTCCTACAATACTTGCATCTGTTTTATCTTTATTGGAAAGAATATCCAATTTCTTAATAAAAGCTGGTTCAGAGGTTTTACCTGATAGATGAGATTTTTTAGTTTTGTTTCCTTGTCCTGCCATAGTTATTCCTCCTAGTTATATTTAACCACGTTCATATAGTCCTGCAAAAAAATCTTCTCCACCAGAACCACCTGAGATTACAGCATTAACTGATTTATTCTCAGAATATGATTTTTCTGTGCTAGATGATGAATCACTATAACCTTTATCATAAACTTCTTGACCATCAATCACTTCTACATCATCATCTTCATAAGAAGCAGATGTACTTATAGAATCACTTTTATCAGATGATTCTTTATTAAATACCATCTCCTTTGATGCCTTTTCTCCTGATTCTTTATTAAATCCCATCTCCTTTGATGCCTTTTCTCCTGCTGCATCTCCATAAAGACTTCCCCAAGAACCTTTATCATCACTCACTAATCCAAGAGGATCAAACATATTAAAGACTTTACGGAACTGTTCCCTAATTCTAGTATCATATTTTTCCAAATTAGTTCTTTGCTTCTCCTTACCCTCTTTACTTAAGAAAGGGAAACGAATTAACTCTATAATCATTCTAAAAGGAGCACCAACAATATCCAATATACCACCCAATGCACTGAACATACGATTAACAAATCCCATTAAACCAGCAGATATTCCCCACCAATATTTTCTAGGATCTGTCCACCATTTCTCATCAGCTTTTTTTCTCCAATCCTTTTCTATATTATATCCCTTTTTACCAAGTTGAAATATACCTTCACCAAGACCAGAAGCAAGAAGTCCAGCACCTGCAACAATACCTGCTGTTGCTGCTGCACCTATACCTCCTGCTGTTGCTGCTGTACTAGTAGTTGCTGCTGTAGCAGTTGTGGCAGTTGTGGCAGTAGCAGTTGTGGCAGTTGTAGCCGCAGTAACTGCACTTTTTCCAAGTAACGTTGCTGCTGCCTTCTTTCCCAACATTTTAATTAATAATCTAGTACCCGCTCTTTTTAATCCATGCTTAAAAATACTCATAAAATTTTTACCCCAATTGGATAAACCACCACTAAACTCAACACTAAATGCAATCATTGCTAAAGTTAGTGCTAATTGTAAATTCAAAACATTCTTTAATACACCAGTAATATTATCAAAAGTCTCAGCACCTTTCTCACCAAAAACATTTTCTATTGCTCCTCGTGTCCAATCATATGCTTTATATCCCCAATCAATAAAATTTGACAACCCACCAAGAATTGCACCACCAATAAACAAAATAGTACCACCAACAGCCTTTATCAATGGTAATAATTTCATTATCTGTGGTAAAAAATCAAGTAATCGGATAGTTAACCATCCAAGAAGAACCTTACTAACAAATCTTTTTATGCCATCTAAAAAACTTAGCCTAGGCATTTTTAATTTATTATCTTCTTCCTCATCATCACTATCTTCACCTTCTATATCACTTTCTTGTTTTGCCCTTTCAGCATCCTCCTTTTGTTTTACCTCATCCTTTTGCCTTTTTTTCTTTTCAGCAAAAGTTCCCTTCAAAAGATCATTAATTAAAATTACCTTTGTACTAATAGTATAAAGAGTTTTTTCTAAACCACCACTCTCCGATTTTTTAATATCAGAAGGATCAATAGACTTATATGAAACTAAAGGACTTTTAGGGATGGTTGCTAATGCCCCACCCTTTTCCTTCTTTCCTAAAAGTTTATTTGCAGTTATTGCCATTATACACTAATACCCAAGACTCTTATTTTATCAGGAGACCTCATTGCTGTTGCATCAAAAGATGGTATCTCCTTATTACCTGGTTGACGTGTGCCTCCAGAAGACTTCATGGAACCACCTTGATCCTGATAAGCAATCGTTGTCTTCTTTTTAGATGGTGCATCAGGAGTATTCATTCTTTTCTGTTCACGAGCAAGTTCCATTCTTTTTTTGGAAGCACCTCTACCCATCTGCCTTACTTGTCCACCACCTTGGAATCTTTGAGTAAAGTTAGTTAATGAATTATGCTCCTCAACAGATCCACCTTGGTTGTAGTTACTAACTGATTCACTAACTGATCCACCTTGGTTGTAGTTACTAACTGATTCACTAACTGATCCACCTTGGTTGTAGTTACTAACTGATTCATTAACTGATCCACCTTGATTAAAGTAGTTACTAACTGATCCACCTTGATTATATTGATTCATAACTGTTGGTCTATTAGTTCCTCCACCAGCAGCATTCATAGAAGCAAGAGTATTAGCACCATACTTTTGAACTGCTCCTTTACTCATCACAAACTCACCAGCAGTTAATCTTGCAGGAACTTTATCTACACCAGCAGGACCAGATACAAAACCACCTTGAGCAAATTTATTAAATCCACCACCTAAAGGATCATTCATTCCTGTTTGAAGCACATTATTGTCACTTCTCAAATTAGTATCAGTCATCCTATTACTATTACTAGTAACTACTGACTGACTGGTTGTTGCTGCCTCACCAGGATCCATTCCCTCTTCTATAAGTTTCTCTGTTGATTGATTCTGTGCTGCTGCTAAATTCTCTGCTTCTTTATCCTTATTCAACATCTTACCAATACCATAAGTTGTTGCTACAGTACCACCAAGAAGGAGAGCTCCCTTAAGAAGTGGTCCACCAGGAATCATTTTTAATATTTTTCCTAATTTTAGTTTAGCAAGTGCTGCCATTAATTTAGGAACTAATCCCAAAAGTTTTACCGTGCTCCATGCTATAAATTTCACCAACCCAACAGCCATACTGGTAAACCCAGTTCCAAATAATAAATATGCAGCCAACATTGTAGGCCAATAATCCTTAACAAATCTCAAAATATTATCCAATTTCTTCTTATTATCAGGATTACCCATCCAATCCATTATCTTAAAAAGAGCTCTACCAAGAAGAACTGCTTGCAGGAATCCTATTATTTTACTCCATGCACTCTTTACTGGTTCTAGTATGGTTGATGCAGCCTTTTTTAAACCTTCAAATACTTTAAATTCTAATTTTTTTTCTTTCTTTCTTCTATTGAATCTTTCAACCATTTTCCTCAAAAAGGAAAAATGTTTCTTATCTTGCTTTTTCTCATCCTTTAAAGTTTTAACAATAGAATCAATACCACTTAAAACTATGGCAAGATTTTCTTGATTTTTTTCATTTTCAGGAGCAGGAATGAGTTTCCCAGAATCTATATTTTTCTTTCTAATAGCAAGAGTACTAGTCCCTGTAGTGTCTGCTTTCGTTGTACTCTCTTTTCTACCAAATAACTTAGAAGCTTTTATTTTTTTATTTTTTATTTTTAACTCATTCTTTAATTCTGTTTGAAGAATCATCAAATAATCTATATTATATTGTCCCCCTATACTTTCATCTTCCGCAAATTCACCTACTGCTGTTCTCAAGGCAGGAAAATATGGAGTATCGTTAGTTAGATACCCATAATCATATAATATTTCTACTGGATCAGTAAGTTTTACTTTACTAGGCATTCGCTTGTTGTTGCTTTAACTTTTCTTCTTCAAGATGTTGTTGAAGTAGAGCCACATAAATGTCTCGTTCCCAAGGCATCATATTTTCAATCTCTGTCAAGCTATATTTATGGTACTGCATCAAGGCAAAATTTAGTTTAAAGTAATCCTCTAAACTCATATGCAGTAGGGCTACGCGAAAAAAGACGCTAAACCCTCCAATACGACATCACTCTTCACTTTTGTCTTAGGATTAGTAACCTTAATAGTATGAGATAATTTAGGCATAGTTTCAAAAAATGCTTCAATCTCTTTAAACTGTTGGGAATTCATTGACTCAAGGAATTCTTTAACTTCCTTTTTAGTACAATCAGCAGTAGCCCAAACTTCATCCTCAGTATAAACTTTATCAATACATGCTGCAATCAAATCAAATGATTGATCCATTGCATTCTTATCATTAAAATCAAAATTATTCTTAATAAATTCATCAAGAGATGGGTACTTTAACTCCATCATAATATTAGAGTCTACTTTAATTTTATTTGAATGATTTTCATTCTTTTGAATTTCAATCTCATCCAAATTAATTATCACAGGAACAGTAGTTTTTTCATCATCAGGACAAATCACATTAACTTCAAGTTCTTCTCCAACAGACTTACCACGAATATTTAAAAATAGATATTCAATATCAAAAGTAGGAAGAGATTCAACCTTCACACCTTTAGTAAGAATACAACTCTTAAGAACTGCTTTAATAGCATTCGTGATCTGTTTATTATCTTCACTCTCAAGAGCAATTACAAGAACCTTTTCTTCTTTAACTAGAAATGGTCTATATTTGATCGATTGTCCTGTCGAGGGTAACTCCAACTCATAAGTCGGGGTAGCAATTTTTGGTAAAGGCATAATGTCTTATAACAAGTCATATATTTATATATAAGGGTTTTTATAAAAATGTTCTGACGGCTGCTCCAGCAAAATCTCCCAACCTATCATTACCTGTTATTCTATCCACTGCAGAATCAACTAAATTACCTGCAAGATTACTCAAGAATCCACCATTAAACTGTGCTTGCTGAACTGGAGATGGAGGTAATGCATACACCTTATCCAGATTTTGAATAATATATCTAACATAAGTCATAGAAACTGAACACTTCAATAATGAAGACCCATCATAAGAAACGGGCATTGAAGTTATTGAAAGAGGGTAGGATCTAATAAATTCATAAGTTAAAGGATTTAGATGATCCTTTTCAAACTTTGTAATTTTCAATCCTTGACTAGCAATATAATCATTAGGATATTTCATTCTATAATGATAATCTGCAGTGTTTAACTGATTCTCACCTTCTGTTGCTGCTCCAGTAATATAATCTATCCATTGTTCAAAAAATTTAATTGGTTGATATAATCCTGCATCAACATAAAAAGTAAAATCAATTCTTTCATCAAATATTCTACGATGCACAAATCTTTCTGTTACACCAGTTCGATCATTATTAGTTTCAAATGTAGCTAAACTAGATCCAGGTAATATTGCCTCTGAACACATTAAATTAATTTTATCCTGTTTACCAACACCCCTCCATCCAGAAAGAGCACCAATAACAGGTATCTCAACTTCAAAATGAGAAGTGGTTGCTGGTCTTAATAAATTGGCTTTGATGTCTGAGACTCTTACTACTCGTGGCATTTTATAAATACTTTTTGACCTTATATATTATGTATAAGAGATATGGCAGAAAGTATTAAGAGTATATTTAAACCTACAAAACCAAAGAAATATAAAGGTGATGTAAGTAATATTATTTGCCGTAGTTCATGGGAAAGAAGATTTTGTAATTATTGTGATCAAAATGAAAATATTACAGAATGGGGAAGTGAAGAATTTTGGATACCTTACCGTGCTCCTGATGGTAGAGTCCGTAGATATTTTCCAGATTTTATAATCAAAGTTAAAGAGAATACAGGAAAATTAAAAACTTATGTGATAGAGGTAAAACCTCTTAAACAGACTAAAGAACCCAAAAAAAGAAAAAGAGTGACTAAATCCTATCTTTACGAATGTCAGACATATGCTGTAAATCAAGCCAAATGGAAAGCAGCAAATGAATGGTGTAAAGACCGAAAAATTGAATTTAAGATTATAACCGAAAAAGAACTAGGTATAAGATAATGACAGATTCATTCGGATTTAATGGTGAAGATAGATATGCAAATCGGATAGAACCGATAAAAGAAGATTTAGCAGCAGCAGTTAATGATCCTGAAGAAATGATGTTAATCATCATGGAAGCACTAAATGATACTGTAACTCCTATACCTGAAGTAGGAAAATTCTATACCTTTATATACAATGCAAAAACACCTGATATTACCTATGACCAACATCCACTAATTGCTTGCACAGATTTACAAGCATGGGGATTTAAAGGATTAAACTTTCATTGGAGACAATCTCGTAATTATACATGGGAAGAACTAGCAGGACAACTGTATATTGTAGATTATAATGAACTAGATGACCTTCTCAATTTTCCTTATGGAAAATTCATCCTAAATAAATAAAAACCATGTTGTAATGGCAGAACAAGTAACAAGTAAAATAAGT